ATCAGAATCAGCATCAGAATCAGCATCAGAATCAGCATCAGAATCAGCATCAGAATCAGCATCAGAATCAGCATCAGAATCAGCATCAGAATCAGCATCAGAATCAGCATCAGAATCAGCATCTGGATCAGCATCTGGATCAGCATCTGGTTGAGGAGTCGCGTCGCGGTCCTCAGTCTGAAACAGGCGGTGCTGATAGGCCCGATAGAACTTAGGCTGATCCATGGGCACCTCAGTCGCATCCACGTTGCCATACATTGGATTTCGTTTGCTGTCCTCGAACACGTCGAGCACGACGTCGGTACCGAGCACCTTCAGCGGACCTATGTAGCCCTTGGCGACGAGCTGAATAACTTCGATGATTGTGAGTGACATGCAGCGGTATCTCGGCAGTGAACGTTGCCGATGCTGCACCCTCGCCGCTTGCTATCGATTCAGTGTGTCAACGCGTGACTGGTTGTCATAGACGCCGCCCACGGTGAACGGGTACGCAAGCGGCGGTTTGCTCATGTCAAACTTGGCATTCTTGCCGCCGTACTGCAGCTCGCCGTATTGCACACCGTATCCCCACGCCAGCTCAATTGCGTATCGACCCAGCCAGTACAGTTTCAACTGCGTGAACCCCGTGCCATCAGGCTCGATATCCTTGACCTCGTACACATGGCCATGAGTCATCAGGCGCTGGTTTTGTTTGATGTGGACAGCATCTTCATCAACCACCAGAAATACCGGGTTGAAACCTGAGGTGTCCAACGTCTCTAAATAAGATCGATCGAAAAATCCCGTAACCTCTCGCTCGAGTATCACCTCGAACGTGGCATCGGGCAGAACCGTATTCGATGTTGTATTGCCCAGCACAGCGGTACTGCCATCGTCAGCAAAGTACGCGCGCCGTTCTGCCAGTGATTCAAGTGCCATGGATTCGCTACCCCATAAAAACAAAAGGCCCGGTATTACCCAGGCCTTCTGTACAGCTTAGTGACCGTAATATCAGCTGGATGCTGGCAAGCCGTTCAGCAGTACGTCGATGCTGTCAGCGTTGACAACTTCATCGACAAAGCCGATGGCAACGCCACCACCTTCAACCACCTGCGTGGCCAGCGTCATGGTGACAGCGTCTCCTTGCGCAAGGCCATGAGCCGGTGCACTGATACGGTAGACGCCTGCCAGCTTGATCACGCCCATCTCATTGGCTGCGATGTCAGCAATGGCGATACCTGCCATGGCACCGGATGCGACCACCTCACCGCTGGTTACAGCGGCTGTGGGCGTGATGTTGCGGGTCTGCCCGCTATGTCTGTAGCTCTTCGCCATCCGATTTATACTCCGGCCTGCTTGTAGATAGTCATGTACTCGAGGGCGTTGATACCGGCATCGAGTCTGACCTTCCACTCAACACCATCAACACGCCAGCCGTTCTTGGCCTCGAGGTACGGGGTCTGGTTGCCGTCCAGAAAACCCACCTCGATAGGAGGCCGGGTGTTCGAGATCATGTACCAGTCAGTGGTGCTGATCTGATCCAGTCGTGGATCGGCTACCACTTTGAACGTATTGCGCACACTGTTAGCCATACGGCTGTAACTGTCAGCGAGCGGCCCAGCTTCGACGTAGGTCTCACTAGCCGCCAGCACCATTGCGCGATCCTCCAGCGACAGAGGGCACAGCAGGATGTTCGGACGGATGCCGGATGGCTGTGCGTCATCCTGAGTGCGGCGACCTTTGTTCAACGCCATGGCGCGACGAATGGCAGACACAGAGTCTGTGCTGATCGCCGCTCCTGTGGCGTTGAGGTTGCCATGCGTTGCATGAATCATCGCAACCCCGTCACCCATCTTGGGGTTGGTCACCAGAATCTCGATAACCTTTGCACCCAGGGTGCGACGAGCCGCCTCACCAAACATGCGTGGGATTTGAGAGAACACACCGATGTCATCATTGATGATTGCCTGGCGAGTGATGTTGAACATCTTGCCGTGCGTATCGATGCTCGCAGATTCCTTGTAGTCATCGAAGGTGTCGTTCTTGTACTCGCCGCCTTCCTTGATCATCTCAAGGTTCTCAAAACCGTTCCAGCCGATCCGGTCATGATTACGGAAGTCTCGGAAGTTACCGGTGGACGTCCAGTCGCTATACGTCTCCTCGACCTCGTCAAAGGCTGCGAGTAGTGAACGGTGTGCGATGTCATGCAGGATGTGCGGGAAGTCGGAGGTGCTGTGTGTGAACGCCATTGCGACGATGTCCATACGTGAACCCAGTGGCCGCTGGTTGCCTGCGATCAACGATGCCCGGGCAATCTCTGCCATAGACATGCTGTTGTATTCATTCGCACGGTCTACAGTGCCCAGTCCTGCCACGGCAGACAATGCAGCCGTTGCACCCACGCGGAACTTTTCACGGGCATCCTCACCAGCGTATGCCGAAGCATCACGCCCAGCGGGTGTCGCATCCTGACAATCTGTCAGCGTCTCTACGGTGGTCTGGAAGTCTTCCAGGCTTACACCGTTCTCGATAGCCTTGTCTCGCGCCTTGTTGAACTGCGCTGGCAGCTTGGCATCGTCGAACGCTTTGCGAATGCCTGCAACACGATTGCGCTCTGCCGTCGCGCCAGCTTCAGCACCACGCGCCTCGGCATCGGCCACCGCTTGAGCGTTAGCATCGTTTTCATTCTCTGCGCCTTCGACAGCGCTGCCGGTCTTCTTTTTGTCTGGCATCGGGTTCTCCGCTTGAGCCATTGAAACCACACGCGCTGCGCGTGCCGTAGTAAAACTGTTGATCTGCTCTCTTGCCCAGGCCGGTGCGTTACCACCCAGGCGTGTCAGGTACTCCGACATCTCATCAGCCGTCAGGCCCATAGCTGTCGCTGAATCGTCTTCCTCGTTCTCATCCTCTTCAGGTGCGTCAAACACGCTATCGATGAAGCCAAGCTCCAGGGCTCGGTTTGAATCCATCCATGTCTCAGCTGTCATCAGTTCGGCAGCTGCTTCCTCTGTCACGCCGGCACGCAGTGAATAGGCATTAACAAGCGCTTGCTTGTGCACGTCCAGTACCTCTGCCTCCTTTCGCATCTCTTCAGCGGAGCCCATAGCCATTGACCACGGGTCGTGAATCATGAAAACGCTGGCAGAGGACATCTGTACAACGTCTCCAGCCATGGCAATGACAGACCCCATCGACAGTGCATAGCCTTCGATAGAGGTAATAATTCTTGCTGAGTGTCGTTTCAGCGCGCTGTATATGGCAACGCCGGCACCCACCGAGCCACCCGGTGAATTCACGATCACTTCGATCTCGTCAACTTCACCCAGGCTATCCAACGCCTCGCGGAAATCACGGGCCGAAATATCCCAGTAGCCGATAGGACCATCGATTGCTATGCGTGCACGACGGTTGCCCATCGCGCTTATAGCGAACCAGCTTCTATCGGTTGTTTTGGGCATCGTCAGGAGTCTGTGAATTCGGATCGGGTTGATCCTGCACCCTCGCCGGATGGTGTTCTTCTTCATCCTTGATCTCACCCCACACCGTTTCAGGGTCTCGGCCACGTTCTGACATGACGTGCTGACGTGATTCCAGGCGCGCATCAACCAGCGTTGTCCAGGCGCTTGCCTCTTTGGATGGATCGATCCATGGCATCGCAGGCAGTGGAATGTCGTGATGTAGCACCGTGCTCAGATCAACGTCAGCCGGAGGCACCCACGCACCCGACGCTATAGCGGCCTCGATAAATGCACGGTAATCAGGTGTGATCATGTGATCAGCAAAGTACCGGGAACAGGCGCCATACCCGATCTGCTTGTCAGTACGCTCCTGACGCATCGCAGAGTAGCTGCCCTCGTAGTTGTTGGACAGCGAGGAGAACGCGACCTTCATGCCGGCAGCTGCCCGTCTGTGCTGGTCCTTCATGTACTCGACCATGTGATTGTTCGGGCGGTTGCTTTGTATGGTGCCAATGCTCTCGCCTTCCTCGAGTTCGTATATCTGCCCCGGGTTCATCGATAGTTCACGTGGCTGTCGCTTCTCCGGAACCGTGTACATGTCCGGACTACCACGCTGCACATATCCGGTCATTGCAGCAGCGACTCTCATCGCAACGTTTTCCGACTCCTCGCCATCCTTGATCGAATCAAAGCGGTCAAGCGTAGGCGCAAGCACGGACACACCGCGCGTCTGCCGAAATCGGGTGACGTGTTTGAGGTGTGTAACGCGTGTGGCAGGGATCCGCTTGTCTGGCTCAACTGCTCCAGCACGCGCAACCGCTGCCATGGCTTCGCCGATGTAGCTACGATGACACCAGTAGTTAGTCGCTCGGCCCCATTCGTTTTTCTGAACCGATGACACGATCCGCCGCTTCTCATCTGTGAACCCAACCGGAAACAAATCAGGCTCGATCATCTCGATAGAAAACGGTACTTGCGTCAGGTGATCCAGTGAGGGCACGAAACCGATCAGACGCTGAGAGAACATCTCACCATCACGCGCCCAGGCACGAGCCGTGAGTCGCTGCACTTCCTGATAGGTATGCTCGCCTGTAACCTCTGGTTTTAACATCCAGTCCTTGAACAGCGCTGCAATCTGTACGTTTGATTCTTTGTGCAGCTTGCCATCGAGACTACGCACCAATGCACGCGGTATCAGGCCACGGCCTATGATCGCGTTAACGAACACATCCAGACCACCGGAAACCAGATCGTAATTCTGCTCCAGGTACCGGGCCTCGGCACGCAGGCTCTCGATAGCGCCACGGGTTGCAGAGTCGGCAGTCTCGGATACCCCGCGGCGCTTGTGATACGGCGACGGCCTTGCTGCTTCGTAGTAGCCCTTGACAGGATCACCCGCCAGCTTGCGCCCGATCAGCTTGCGGGCACGGTACAGGCTTCGCTTCAGGTTCATGAAAACTTGTCCCCGAACCCTATGGCCTGACCGCGACCGTCGAAGGTGGCGTGGTGCGTGGTCGGGCCCGATCGGCGGGTGGCCGCCTGCCCGGTGTGCTCGTTGCGTAAACGCACGAACTCCTGAAGTTCCTGCCAGATCTCGGCGCGGGTAAGATGGGTTGCGTTACGCGATGCCCCACCAGAGGCCGGTGTGATGCCATAGCTTTGCCGTCCAGATTTGAGCCACTCTTTACGCAGCGCGATCTGTTCTTCAATTTCTTCAAGTGTCCAGACGCTCAACGTCGACGGCCCATCCAATTACCAGGCCTTGAATCCTGCACCCTCGCCGTTGCACGATTCACCCACTCTGACTGTGCGCCGGCTGGTTGCTCTGGCATCACCTGCGCTGCACGTCTCACGCTCGACGTATCCGGAGGCTTGGATATAACGATCAGTGCATACAGGTAGACACGTAGATCCCAGGTCTCGTTACGGGCTCGCGATTTGATCCACGTGCGTTTGGCAAACCCTTTGGACAGAATTGTTTCAAGCCGCTCAGCGCATAGCTGCTCGAACACCTCCTCGTCGTATCCGGCAACCACGCCGCCCTGTGCATCCTTTGGCCACGAGCAATACCCGAAGTTATCCGAGTCAGTCTCGGCCAGGTAGGTTGCCGCATCCGACTTGAAGTCATCGACACGCAGGTTGTACACATCAACCTTTCGTTTACTGCCGTCGTCCAGCTTTGTCCGCTCCCGGGCGACCTGTTTGCGTGCTGCCTGCCCCATGCCAGCGAACGCATACACGCGCTGGTTCCGGCGCTTGTAACACCACTCCTTAACGATGCGCTGACGGTGACCCTGTATATCGATGGCGGTTGCAAAGATGCCGAGCTCGTCACCTGTCTCGGTTGGCCACGTGCGACGTCTCAGATCGTCTAGCTGATCCCACACATCAACCTGTTCGGTATTGCCGAAGAACTGCCCCTTCTGAATGCCCCAACTACGCAACCGGTCATCGATGCCGATCACCTCCCAGTCAAGGTAACTGTCCTGTGTGTCTACCAGCAGCATCAAGTGGAACACTTCGCCCGGCACGGCAAAGCCTGTCTCATGCCAGGGGTAGACCTTGCGCCGCCTGAATAGCGCCTCCCATTCAAGCTGCTCACCTTCGCCCTTCCACTCCTCGGCAAATGCGGTGTTGACCACCACCTGCAGCTCGCCCGGATCACCTTGAGCTGCCAGCCACTCCATAGCGGTATCGCGCCATTCAGCGAACGGTGACGACCACTGGTTCATGTGGTAGCCCTTACGCTTCGGGTCGGCCTCGTTCATCACGACCCATGACCCGGCACCTTTAATCTTGCGCTCGGACTTCTCATCGTGAACGGTACCGCAGTGCTCACACGTGTAGTCCAGACTCTTCAGAATCTTGTTCTCATCACGGTGAAACGTAAAATGCTTTAGCTGTGGGAACTGACTCTCGCCACACTCCGAGCACTCCAGCTGCCACTCGTGCTGTAACGTGGACTTGTACTGCCTGGAGACGCCGACACCCTCCAACGTCGGCGTTGACACGATCAATATCTTCCTATTCCAGAACGTTCGTGTGCGCTTGATCGCCAGTAGTAGCGGGTCACCTTCCTTGTTCTTTTCCCACCGGTTGATCTCGTCAGCCAGCACGTAACGAATAGGACGTGATGCCAGCGACGATGGCGAATTCGCGCCAGCGATCGTCAGATGGCCACCGGTGAACGCCTTGTGCAGAATGGTGTTTTTCGATGTGCGCCCCACCGCTGAGCTGAAGCGATCCTTGAGCACAGGTGTGTCGCGAATCATCGGCGCGATACGATCCTTCGAGAAGGCCTCGGCCATCGGCTTCTCGTTCGGCTGCAGGCACAGTATCGGGCCCGGATCCTGATCAGCGATGTAGCCGATGAAGTTGTTGATGACCTCGGTCTTCGCGCTCTGAGCGCTGAACTTGAGCACCACCACTTCTGTGTCGTCAGACGGTGATAGCGCATCCATGGGCGCTACGGTGTGGGGTGCCCGGCTATTGCGCCATTGACCGGGTTCGGCAGAGGACTCGGCCGATAGCTTCCGGTGCTTGTTCGCCCAGGCACTTACCTGTAGGCGCGGCGGTGCACGGAAGGCTGCGAAGGCCGTCGCGATCGATTGCTCGAGCGGGATCACTAGCCGAGCTCTGTCTCGGCTTCCATCTCCTCTGGATCCGGGGTGTAGATGGCTTTGTCGGCCATCTCATTCAACGCCCCTTCGATCTCCTGACGTGCAGCGGTTTCGATTTCGCGCATCGATGCCCCCGAGTAAGCCACTTGTGCCAGTCGCACTGGCAGAGCGAGAAACGTGGCGCGTGCCTGCATGATGATGTCAACCCATGCGGCGGTGACTTCTGCAGCATCGAGCAACTCATTCTTGATCCGGCGCTCCTCCATGTCAGCGATGTTCGCCTGGTGGAAGCGCAGTCTGCCCAGCTCCTCGTTCTTGTCGTACTCACCTTCCTTGATCAGCTGCGAGATCTGCTTTTCGACCTCACGATTGATATACCAACGCACAGCATCCGCGCCATCGTACCGGGTACCACGACCGGGTCCGGTACCGCCGACTATCTCCACGGGCAGGCCGTGCTGTCGTTCCCACGTCTCCACCGTCTTGGGATGAGCGTCGAGGATGTACGCAAGCTCTGGTCTGGTAAGAGGCTCCACAGGCGCTCCGAATAGTCTGGCTACAGATGCGATGTAGCCTGCATCCTCGCCAATGGAATCGGAGTGGCGATAGATGCCAGCCGAAACCTAGACACTTTTCGCGCAGCCCTATACCCGACAAGGGGCACCCCGCCAGAAGGACCCGCAGACGGTATGACTGGTCAGTCAGCTACTCATTAACGTCAGGTATTCGCACTGGCTTCAAACTGAACATCAGCAAATCTTCCCTCGGCCACTGTGTTCGTATTGTCAAAGTACGTATCCGAGTGCTTAAGTCTGATATACAGCGTTTTGTCAGCGCTAGTCTGGTGCTCAAACACGAATTTATCTGTGTTGCCAATAATGCCAGAATCTACTATTTCATTAGCTAACGTCAGATCATCAGTCGGCTGCACACTGGCGCTCACGTCTACAGCATATTGCCGGATATCAGCATTCGCGCCGTGTATCCACGTCAGTATAAAATTAATGCCTTGCTGTTCTACGCTCACGTTTAGCGACTTCGATACTTCTTGCGGAGTGCCTGTTTGCTTGTAAAACACTTTCCGGATTTCGACATAGGGTTCATCGAACCTGCTTAACGTTATCTCTGTGTATCCATTGTCTAGTGTTTGTAAAAATGATTGATCATATGTTACTGACAATGAGCCTGAAGAGTCTGTTGTTACCGATTGCTGGTCGTATACTTCATCAAAGAAATTGTTATTACGATCTTGTAGTACGGCAACATCAATGCTTGTTAGCGGAGGCAATCCGTATGCGTAGATAGTCAAGCCATCTGATATATTTCTGTTATTTATCTCTTTGGTTGAGATGGAAACATACTGGCCAATCTTGCAAGTCGGCAGGTTGCTGCTATTGGAGCTAATCGTTGCCATTCTTAGACGACAGCCGGAAACACAAACAATTTGTCTGGCCGATGCAGCTCTTTTAGCATTGCCATTGCTTCTGCGTTTTCGTTTGGCTCACCCGGAGCGTAGAAATTGATGATTTTATAAGCTGGGTCTTGTTCGTAGCCCTCTACAGGGTCAACGTTTGCAGGTAGTTTTTTTGAAAATTCTAGCTCATCGGGCATAATGCCGTCACGAAGATTCTCCATGATTGACAGTATTTGTACGCACTGCTCCTGTGTATATAAGCCTTCTAATATCCAGTGCTCAATACACCCAATACCGTTTATGTACGCTTGTCGCGTGCTCATGCTCTTCTCGCTGGTTCGCCGGACCGAACAAACTGCATTCCTATGTAGTAATCATCAGCCGGAAATGTTCTGGACGTTGGGTAATCCCCCCAAGAACTGCCATTATTTGAACTAAACTCAGCTTGAGAAGTATCAGGTGAAAAAACGCTAGACTCTGGCGGCGAGACTTCATTCCAGTGGACAGGATGAGCTGCAATTCGCCATGCTCCATTTAATGAATTGCAAGAAAGAATAGCTTCATAATTGCCACCGTCGAAATTATGACTAGATGACAGTGAGCTTAGCAAGTAATCAGCTTTGTATTTGTTGTCATTTCCGCTGCGATTGCGATTATCAGACGCTACGTTGTAGTTTGGTGACCATTGAGCGGTAGCTACAGTAGTGCCATTTTTCTTAATTGTTCCAATAAGCGGATCGCCGTTCGGAGTATTCGATTTATGCCAGCGCGACGATACCCACCATCTATCTGCATTAAAAGCAAATCCAGACGGTACAGTGAATTTCATTCTTGCAATATTACTGCCGCCAATGTCACGCCAGCTATCTTTGTAGTCATAGCCCCAAAATCCGTAACCAGTCCATGTGTTGTCATCGGTGTTGTTGTACCGATACCACGGTATCTGCGGCTTGCCGGGCTGCCTAAGCCAGCCGCCGTTAGGTCCAGACATATAGCAGGTGTACGCTCCCCAGTCTCCGTAAGCAGGGCTTCTGTGTGGTCCTGTAAGATTACTTGTATTACCAAGTGAGCTGCCATTGTTTCCCCAGTAACCGCCCGTGTTGCCAGCGTTAACCCATGATCTACACAGATCTGGCTTATTACGAAATGGACGGTCATCAACAAGGTCGTGTTTATTCATAAACGCTATAGCGTATCTATTACCCTCCGATATATTTATTGTCCTGTCTAAATTAATTATCTTAGGAGCATCGGGAAAGTCGTAAGGTACATAATCAGTTGAGCCATACGCCAACACAACACTTGTATTTGGCAACCCTTGGCTATCTAGTGGACAAATCACCACTTCAAAGACTGGGTTGCCCCAGCAGTAAGTCTGTCCCGAGTCAAACAGCATCGAGCATTGTTGGCCAGTCAATCTAGGGCTTGCGTTGTATCCAATAGCGTAAGTTGATGAGTAACTAGAGTTCGGCGCTCCACGTGTATTAACATCACCATCTGTTAGGGTTCTATTTTGAACACGCACCTTTGTTGTAGTGGCGCTTTGAGTAGCTACAAAACAAATCGCAGTGTTGTACTGATTGCTACTATTAAGTAGTTGTATTTCACGGCCACAGTTCCAACCAAACAAGCCGTAGCCTAAGTTAGAATCAGAGAGTTTAATGGCCGGAGCTGGGTCAGTAGTGTAAGTACGCACTCCACCAAACCCATACCATCCTGTTGTCTCTGGAGCAGTTTCAAACTCGTAAGAGTAGTGTGTGTTTGGCTTTGGCAGGTACATCGTTTGTCGATGCGCTTTGGGGTTTCCATACAGACCCGTTGTGTCTTCATTCGTTCTCCAGGCAACAGATGGGTCAGATGTTTCCCAGAATTTTATACGAAATGATCTGTTAGAGTCTAAAAGAGCCTCAACTGTCAGTGAGTCGTGGTCTCCATTCTCTGTAGTCGATAAGACAGATGCAGAACCTTCTTGCTCTACAACTTTTGGAACTTCAACCCTAACGATCCAACCTACATTATTAATGGTTTCTTCATCAAGGTTTGCAGGATCTGTATATACACCATCACCCATAATTAGCAGAGAATTGCCACGTATACGGTATAAGGTAATAAGGTTATCACCCTCTGCCAGAGTTACATTCTCAGACCATTGCCCGTACTCCGCAGGCACTGCACTACCCTGATCAACACCATTAACAAAAAGATCAACTAAGTCTCCAGCTTGGAAATCTGGCTCCCCCGTCCACTTTGGTAGCCACGATATTGATTCGAGAGGCTCTTTAGGCGTTATTAACCGACGCCGAACTAAAGCTGCTGTCGGCTGTGGTACAAGCGACGGCACGCTGTAAGTCGCCATTACCATTAGACTAAATCCTCCAGTTTCATCCAGCCAGCAACGATGTCACCAACAACGTCGCCAGCAGGCTCTACTTGCAGTTGGGCTAATGTGATGCCGTTAGTTGCCATGTACTGACATCTTGCTAGCCGTACTATAGGCTCATACCCGGCAACAGTTGTCCACTCTAAAAAAAACGGAGCTAGATCGGGGTCATACGGGTACTTTGTGTTGTCCCCTAACCCACCAAGAGTCCACCATTCATGTCCGTTTGTGTCAAAAGGTTTACGCACGTAATCATTATTAGCGTCAAACAACATTGCGTTGGTTATGCTGTCTTTAGCTTCAAACGGGTATTTAGTGTGCGCCCCGACAGATCCAGAAGATTGCGTTGTTGTGCGTCTGATTTCTTGCTTTATAGATTTAGACTCTGCTTCTGCGATGGCGACTCTTGAATCAATAGCTGTAACCGAATCAGGCACTACACTTTGTCTTGGAAGGACTTCACTCCACGTAGACGCCCCATCACTTGTGTACAAACCAAATAAGTCAGTGAACAGTATTCGAGCAAAATTGTCACCGCCGTACAGCGTCGCATCTAGCGCAGTGATTTCAGCGGGTATGACACTCTCTGCTGGAGCGGCTCTTGGAGTGCTCAAGGGTATATACTTTACATTGGCTTCGCTTGACCCAAACGCTTTTGACTCTTGAGCCAATAGTCTTGTATTCAAAGCTTCGTAATCATTTGCTATGGTGTTAACAGACGCCACGATAGACGGTGAAACAGCAGTTATGATTGTGCTTGATGAACTACTGGACGATCCTACTGGGCGAGTTAATAGATTAGCTACGCTGCCTATTTCGTTGTAGCCATAGATTTCAAAAGCTCTGGTGCCATAGTCGATTGTTCGACCATCAGCAATCCAATCGCTAAGAGCATAAGTGCCGATGTCATACTGAGCTTTTGCAGCCGCTTCAGCTTGTGATCTTGATGTGTACGGAATTGGCATTTACGTTTAACTCTTGAGTGATACTGTGACGGCGTTGAGTTGAGTTTGTCATTTATATTATTCTTGTTCCGAGAAGAAATATTTCCCATAAGTCATCATTCTTGTTGGCAATTACCTCAACAACTTGTCCATCTGTGATTTGCGCAAGTTCTGTTGCCCCACGCTTTACTGATAAATAATGAGTATTATTTACAGCACTCACAGAAAACTGAAATTTTCTACCATCTTGCATAGATGAAGCTAATGGCAGTCCCAGCGTACTCGTTGCAGTTAAATCAAGGTCAAATCTTCCAGTATAGGCGGGCAAACCCGCCGCCCCAGCATGCCAGTTAACAGTTCCCGCTCCTTTTATTAACTTCGGAACCTTGCCGTAGGACGATGACTGCTGCTGCACGACAGAACCTTTTGTCTCATTTGCCGAATAAAGCTCACTGTTGTATGTTTGCATTTTATCAACATGAGAAGAACTAATATTTATATTTTTAAGCTCTGGCATATCGAGAGCATTTGTTGGATTTATTAGATACAGAGGGCCAGCGGGCAAGTTTGCGTAATTTGTAGCGCCTACATTTAAGTTGGATACTGTGCCCAGCATGTTGACACCACTTGCCAAAGTAGTCTTTAAAAATTCTTGCCAAGGGTTGATTAATTTCACCCCGTCTATGTTGTATACATTAACTCCTAAAAGCTCTATGCAAGGTAAATAAGTGTTTGCTTCTGTCGTCGAGCCACCATGTATATAACAATTTGGCCCAATGTGTAGTTGTGAAGATGAGTTTGTCATATATAGACAACGACCTTTATTAACTTCCCAATGAGAGTTAATAAAGGATAGCGAAAGGTTCCCCGCTATAATTATTGAATCGCCAACACTGTTTTGAAAAGCGCAACTGTTAAACGCATACGTTACGGCTAATGTGTCAGTTGACAAATCTCTCACATTGTTGTAAAGACCATGCAATGACGTATTGCTAAAATTTACACGACCGCCTCCAGACTGGTTGTTTCCGATAAATAAGCCACAACTAGAGCCTTCAGATATTGGAGCTGTTTGCGTAACTCCACTTGCTGTAAACACTTTTACATTATCAAGAATTGTATTCCATGTATTTCGTGCTTTAATGCCAGATCCTTGCGCATTTCCTACTGAGATTTGCACGTTTCTAATGACTAGCTCGGGCAAAGACGGACAATCAATAGCAAACCCAGTTCCATCATTTCTTACAGTAAAATCATAAAAGTGTACGTCTCTTTCATTTAATCCTGTGCCATTTGGAGATGTTTTGAATAACCCATCTGGTGATGCCGTTTGAAATATCGTGCCGACAATTTCCAGCCCATCTATTCTTTTTAGTCCTTTTACATCTACGGCCCCACTGCCTTTGATAGATATAACCCCACCACGAGTTGCGGAGTGGCCGGGGTTATCAACGGCATCGTAATACACACGCACAGGCCCACTTTCATAAATACCTACACCACAATGAAGTGTTCTATGTTCTGTGTGACTGAGGTAATTCACAGCAGCTTGCAAGGCGATTGTGTTATCTACCCCAAGTCCAGGCTTTGCACCAAAGTATCTAGCTCTAAACGGCCCATCTGTATTCCTAACAAACCCTCCAGTTGATCCACTAGTACCTGAGAATGGAACGTAATACCCACCTTCAGAATCTAACAGCACATCAGAAGATATGTCAGTTGTGACAACATTGAATACCCCATTTCGAGGAAAATCATGCACTATGATTTGTGTAGCGCCCGACGACTCAAGTAAAGTCATCTCGTCATATGCAAGAGTTTCTGGACGTTTGTAAAGAGCACCTAAAAGCCCAACAACTCGTTCCTGTGCAATATTCCCCGACCCATCAGGGTTACGCTGCCACGATGTCGGCCCAGTACGAGTATGCGTTGCTACAACAAACGTATCACCAGATGTTTGATCAGTTTCCAGCTCTACAAATCGTTTTTTCCAAGGACGTACTTCAGTCGCTAAATCATCTGCTGATCCGTAAGCTGTGTCGTTATAATCGTTTTGGGGATCACGTTTCCAGTACGTTAAATCTACAGCACTATTTGATCCTATTGGCGCAACAGCTATCGCACGATAACTTTCACCGGTAGACAGGTTGATTGTGTCATTGAATTTGGCAACCGGCGTATTCTCATTCGCAAGATCAATCTCGCCCACCCATGTGCCTGCGCGAACCTCCCGCACCCACACATCACCATAAGCACCAGCAACCCTATCCGGATCAATCGACGGATCTGGATTGGTTAGCGTAAGAGAGAGCTGGCATCGATGACCATTGAGACTCGTGCACCAACTACCAGGCACAAAGAACGCAGGATCAGCAGAGCCACGCTCAGTGGTCCACATTGGTGCATCGATGTCGCGCATATCCGCATAATCAATATGCGACTTGCCTAGCCTGCCATGGTTCTCCATGAGCTTACAGCGCTACTTTGCCAGTGATAACCAACTCGAATTGCGTGTTGTCTGCAGGGGGTGTGGCAAATGGACCGACAGTGATCACTGTCGCAGATGCCTTGACCACCTTGAGTCCTATCTGTTCCTCTGAGCTACGTTTCTGCACGTGCTTAGTTGCTACAGAGCTCATGGTGTGGTCGATATTGAACGACGTAAGTATCCCGTCACCAGGCAAGGGAAAAACAAACGTCATCAGGCGGTTTTCCAGCGCGTTACTGATCGCCTGGTTGCTCACCGCGTTAGTGCTCGCTTTGCTCAGCGCTGTGTCGACAGCAGCCGGCGCAACATTAGTGGCTGTGTCCTTCCAGGCTCGAGGGTTGGCATCCGCATCAACCACCCACACGGTGTCAGTGCTCTCAACGTTCGCGTAGGCATCATCCTGAGCAGTGGCTGCAGGGTACGCAGACTCAAGCGCTGCAGGGGTGGCATGCTCGCCCTTGTACTTGTTCAGCTCCGCCACCAGCGCCTTGTCGGCATCAGAGTAGCGGTTAGTATTGGTTAGCCCGTAAAGGGCTGTTGCGAGCGTGGCAGCGTCAGTCCTTGCCAACAACTCTGACAGGACAACAAGACGCAGCGGATCGCCGTCAAGAGCCGCATGGCTAGTGGTTGCACTCATGAGGATCCCTCAACAATTAGTTTGTAACGATTAGTGGATGGTGTTGTGGCAAACGGGCCGACAATCACCTGACCGGGTGTAGTGAGCCAGTCAGTGGGTATGGCAATAGGCTTGTTACTGGCCATGTCGATCACAACAACGTTGCTGACATGGGCCTTCGGATGGGCGAGTGTGAATGTCTTCAGTGCACCGTTACCGAATGAACGCTCGTAGGCGCGCGAACCGCCGAACTGGATCCAATAGGGATTACGGACAGGACTTGAAGCACCTAGCTGTTCGGGAGTAGCTTCAGGATCGGCGTAGTAGTTGACTGGAACACCACCGCCATCAGGAAACCAACAGCGCAAGCCGACGTAGTCCTGCTCCCATAATGGATTGGTTACGCCCTGGAGCTTGTTGTGCTGGCCAACGATGTCATTGACTTCGCCGGGTAGCAGCTCGTAACGTTCCTCACCCACTGCGGGAGGTGCCTGCAGTGGGTGGTATTCCTGCAGCTCAATGTCAAGTTCGTAGGGGTTGGCCATAAAGGCCGATGCTGCACCCTCGCCGCTTGGCTATACTGCCTCGCCAGACGGCTTCAGACGAACGCCATAGTCAAGGTCCGCCCATCCACGCAGTGGTTCAGTCTTGCGCCATCGACGCCAGGCGCGCCATGCACCCACGACAACGGCGAGGTGAGCGATCCATCCGAGCAGTATCATATCGTTGGTAGCGAAATTCACGCGGCGCATAACGCTATTGGCTGCAGCAACAGTGGGTACCTCCTCAATCGTGCCGTCACCGGTCACCAGCACGCCATAGCGCACCGCAAAATCGTGAACCGCGAACGCTGCCAACATCAGGCCAAATCGTTCGATCATCAGTCCTGTCAAGATCATGGCCATCAAAGCGTATCCGGCCCAGCCATGCAGTGGGAATACCTGCATAACTATCACAGCGATCACGAGCAGCCAGCGCGGTATTGATCCGCCATCGAATTCGAAGCGCCCCGGCAGGATGTAGGTTCCACCATTGGGCCGCGGCACATGAAACGGCTTGATTACTCGAACCCGGCGTTGATCCATCAGCCACGTCCAGTACTTAGCGGCGACCGGCTTGCCTACCGTCTTTATGGGAATGGTCTCGAGCTGCATGCCCGTATCAATGCCGAATGCTTTCATGCTGCTATGGTCCTCTGTATGCGCATGGTAGCGCACACCTCACGAACGTTTGTCACGTACCGCTTGTAATTTCCCGCATGCCCGATGACCAGGTGGGCGTGTTTGTTCAGGGTGATCAGGTTCGCTGGCTCCCCAGCAAGATCGGGTGCGATGCTCACCGGTATCAGGTGATGCACCTCGAGTCGATCGGTCTTGCCCGTCGCTTCACACACCGGGTATTTTTTCCGGTGCGTCAGCAAGGCCTTACGCACCTTCCACTGTTTGCGTGCATTGCGTGTCACGTACGATGGATTGCGAACAGCGAAAGATGCGTATTCAAACATCGGTTAAAGAATCACCAGTGCAGCCAGGGGCTTGAGCAGTCGAACAACCTCCACCGCCCGAAGCGCTGTGTCGTTTGACCGTATAGCTGACCGTATCTCGGTGTAGGCCGGTATGGTGCCCGCGGAATAAGCGACCAGGTCCACCGGTATGGGAATGCCAGAATGTTGCTTGTAGGCCATCACCTCCCCTCGAATCGAGGCAAACGACTCACCGATACGATCAAAGGCATCAGGGGAGTCCAGGGCAAGGGTGACCACGGATACATCAGGTTGCACATCCTTGAACTGATCGTACAGATCATCCAGATAGGCCAGATCACGGGCAATAACAGCCTCTGATTCAGCAGGTAGGTAGTCGAGCAGGGTGTCTCGTACCGAGCTTGTCTGGGTTAGCTGAGCGCTACCGATCAGCACCTTGCCGGCATCAGGTATGGATCCGCAGGCTGTCAACAGCAACGTGGCTAGCGAAATAATCAGAATAGGTATCTTGTCTCTCATGTGCTCTCGTTATGTGGGTAGTAGTACGTCGGGTGTGATGTAGGGATAGACATCCCGGTCAAGCTCTGTGTGGGCGCCATCACGTCGAACGCCCTCCCAGTCAATACCGTGGGTGCACGGGACACCTTCAAGACGAGCCGCTTCCTTGAGTGCATTCGTGGTCTGCTCGAATGCCTCCCAGCTCCAATCCTCGTGACCGTTGACGATCGGCACGTGATCGATCGCCTTGGCCAGTGGTCGCTCAAGGTGGCGCGTTTCCATCGTCCAGGAGACGCCCTTGCGGATGTTCTCGCGCTGGGTCTCAACCTCACGCAGGCTGTCGATCAGTGCAAAGTCGATCGGTGACAACTTCAGCCCGGTTCGATGCACTCGCGCTATAGCCGGGTCAGATTGCGCCAGGTGTTTCTCACTGGTGCGGCCGAATACAAACGCTTTTCGGGTGGGTGCTGCCGGTATTGATGGCCGGGGTCGTCGGTCAACCTCGGCGAATGAATCGAATTCTGTGTCGAGTATCGAGGGCTCAGGACGTGGTGCAGGCTCGGCGGGTTTTTCTACCAGGACATTGGTGGCTATCTGTACACCGAAAAAACGCCCCAGCGCAACCAGTCCGGTCGATAGGTAGGCCAGAGTGCCGGTGATAAACAGGAACCAGTCCCAGTTCTCGAACGCGCCGATCTTTGCCATATATCCGCTGATAGCCAGCACACCGCCTGCCGCCCATTGCAAGGTACCAACATACAGCCGTGTCTTTGCACTCTTGATATCGGTATTCATGATTGCTCGGCCTGTCTGTACGGATCCAGACCGCCGAGACGCCGTAAATGATTCTCGGCCTGCAGCCAGATTTCTATCGAGCCTCGGATGGCTATGGTTGCGCGTGATCCCGTGGCTGTCGTCAGGTGGTAGTCCTGCATTGGACCCACCGCCTGCTGCTCCTTGATCGCAAGTATCGTGTTACGACGCTGGCCAAGGCCTCTATGCTTGCCGACTTTCCCGATGTTGCCATGCGTGTTGTAACAACGCCATCGACAGTACAGCCCTTCTGAATCCTTGGCACTGCGTGATGGGTAGAACCCCGTGTTGCAGCACTTGCACTGCTTCGGATTGTCGTGTCTTATCGCCTGGATAACGTACGACGATGGCTTGCCCGAGATGTTAGGCAGCTCATGACACTGAGCCCAGATACGTCGGTTCGAGTACCCGTCTTTAACCCACGTTTCTATCTGCGCATGCTCAGAACTGCCTTGAACAATAGAGCCTTTGAAGCAAAGCGCTCTGACGGCCATGGCAACTGGATGTACAGCAGTAAACTCTGGCGAGGGCATCATGCAATTAATGCTGCACCCTCGCCACTTGCTATCGAAACCAGAACAGTTGGGTGTGAGGTGCTGGCACGTCACGAAACACTAGCGGCGATGGGTTGATGACAGGATTTGGCTCCAGCCAGCACATGGATTTGTATTGAGGGATTTGCCCATTCCACATCCAGATGCCGCTGCTACTGTCTTCAAGCAGCTCGCCATTCTCATCGTAAAACCCTGTCATACGAGGCTTAACTGGCTCGAATGACAGCTCCCACAGCCTCTCCTCTTCACTGGTCTGCAGTCTGAACGAGACAATCTCCCCGCGATCAGGGCCCTCGAGCATGTTGCAACGCATGACATCAGGCCATGCCGCGCGAACCGTCAGATGCCAGATTGAATGGCTTCTGAACTTTGGATGCGTGCCAACCGGGTAGTTCTCACGCGTAGGAACAACATCGAAGTATTCCACCCAATGAGAGGTATTGCGCGTGCTGTTAACCGTGTACTCGATAGCAAATCGTGCAGTGACGCCATAGGTAAAAAACAGCAGTGACCAGAACGACACCGACAGGAGAGCGTTGAGCACAATGCGTGCTCTTTGGAATAGCTGAACTTTCACGGTTTGAGGTCCTTCATCAGTGCAAGCATCACCTTGCCCAGACCCATCAATACTCCACACAAACCGAACACATACCAGGGTATCTCCTGATTGCGCTCTAGCAGGTAGTACATGCAGGCGACGAATGCTGCTGCTCCCAGGCAATGGTTAAGCGCCTTGAATATTTTCTCCGAGCTTGTGAGCTCTGGCTTTTCACTATCCGTCATGACCTCGGCCGATCTCACGGACTGCCTGTCCTGCCTTTACAACCACGAAGCACGCAACCGTGGCCACGACGGCCCCTGAAACGGTATAGGTTGCAATCACCACCAATGATGTTGCGCAACACACGTCGAAGAGTTCTTCAGGCGTCATCAAATGATAATCAACTGATGACGGCAGGACAGCCGCACTTGTCGGCCCATGTAATAAACGCTCCATAAACAAGAAACATGATCCATACGTTGCAGCCCTCGATGGCTGTGAAGTTGCAGTGCATTGAAAACCGGAAAGCATCCTGCGCTCTGCTCATGTATTGAGCGTGCACCCTCGCCATATCAGCGTGTGCGACACGTTACCTACCGAATTTTGCACTTACCGGCCTTGTTCTTTGGCTTGCTGGTCATGTGAAAAACATTGCCCTGGCAGATCTCGCACTTGTAGGGATTGAGCCGTATTCGCCGCTCGGAGTGACGTCCTCGATGGCGAGCTTCGCGCCGCCGAGTCTGGCGCTTGATCTCAGCCATGACCGCTGAGTACGATGTAAACGGTTGCTTATTGCAAGTGTCTGGCTGGGGCATCTCACCTCACCGCCCGTCTACGCAACGCAGGCTTCCTTTTCCTTGTCCCGCCGACTTTGGCTTTGGTCACTCTTTTGAGCATCTTCGGATCCAGATCCACCCACCACTGATTCAGATAGGCCAGCCTCGGCTCATCATCCAGACAGTACGCTTCAACCGTTGCCTGGGCGTGCTCGCACCCACGACAGACCACGGCATGATGTCCAGCTGCGTTTAACCGCACTAACCACTTGAGCTGGTCTTCGCTGATCGTCCCGAACTGTGTCGGGTTTTGCTCATGCAGCGCGAAGGCCACGCGCTTGAGCTCAATGCACAACCCTGCGTGGGTGTCATTGGGCCAGGGCAGATTGATATCAGGCACACCAGGCATAACACCTTCAGCCTTCATGATCGCAGCCTCGACTACCTGTCGTGATCCGCCATTGGGTACGGCATACATCAGATTCACGGGCGGGTAACGAGTGTCGGCATGCTTGGCCCAGGCAAACAGCTTGCGTTGCTCTATGGACTCGGACGGCACGACCAGGTCTGCATGCCCTTCCCTTCGAAGTACTTTCATGTGGCTCGCAGTGCCTTGAGCATTTGATCAATGCAATCCTGTCGCGACCAGCCTTCAAACACCCGGTCGAGCTTCTGCACCCACAGTACGAAGGGTTTCTGCTCGAGTGCTTCAAAGCTAATCTCAGAGCTCATCAGAACACCGTTGCCAGTCGTTGCGCTTCTGCCACTCGCTCACGCCTGATGGTGTCAATAGCGTGCTCGATGCGTTGTCTGGAATCGTACCCATGCGCCGGTAAGGAGCCTTTGCCGTCCACCGCCTTGCGACCGTTCTCCCACAGATCCAGTATTTGCTCGAGCGAGCCCTCGCCTGCTATCTGGCTCTGCTTGAGGAAACGCTTTGCCAAACCACGATCACGTTGTTTGATCTGTTCGTGTGCGGGGAGCGGCGGGTACCGATCCATCAAGCTACGCCTGGCGCATTCAGGGCATGCCCATTCAGCTCGGTGTTGTGAACCACACTCGCTGCAGATCATCATGGCCAGCCCCTGTCCATTTCGTCTGCAGTGAGTCGATCGTTGACTGGTTTTTTCTCAGTCAGGTACGTGGCTGTGCACAGCGCAATGCGATTGCGAAAGTGTGCACTCCACGCTGTACGCACGACTCACACAGAGCGATGTCCAGTGTCTGTGCGTTGATCGGTATCTGGTGCAGGGTGGTGAACGATTCAGTGCCGCAGCATGCACACAGGCCCGTGGGTGCAGGATTAACGCGGAAAAGTACAGATTTCTGTACTTTCTTGATCAGTGTGTGAAACCAACTCACGCTGTTTCCACCTCTCGAATTTTTGGCAGAGACTCCAGCAGCTCATACCAGCTGCTGATCGTGGGTGGTAGGCGTCTGAGGCGCGACTCGTGAGACGTGACGATGCCAATAAGCTCTCGATGACGGTAGTGCCAGCCAACAGGTGAGCGTCCTGGCATGCCGGTAATAGCGTTTGTGCCAATGCGTGATTGGGAAAAATACTCACGGCTGATCAACTCGGCTTGGTCGGCATAGACTTCGCCAGAGCCATCCAGCACCTGGACAACCTCACCCACGGAGAACTTAGGCTCTGGAATGCTCATGAGGCGATCCATAATCCGATCAACAGCCACAGTGCAAGCGATGCCACCATGGCAACCACGATGCCTTTTGCAGCGTTCAGGGAGCTGGTGTCGACAGATTGCCGTGTTTGGTTGTTTCTCATGCGGTTGCTGCCTCTCTGGCTTTTTGACGTTCTTTCGGATCAGCGCCCTTGGTCGTGGTGCGCAGCCTGAGTGCGGTTTCCTCGGCACCATCGAACTGCTTGCCGGTAAGTTTCGGATACAGCACCAGGTTGATCGTGCGTATCGGATCCCTGCACTTCGCCGCAGCCACCTCGTCGGGTATGACGTCGTTCATCGCTGCCTCGAGCTTCCCGATCGTCAGGCTGTTGGCCAGCCAGGCTCGAACAACCCATCGGGAGTCTGGAAGATCGAGCCGTTCGGGTTGGCACCCTCGTGCCACGACATGATCCAGTACCGCCGTGATTCGGCTGTCCACCGTGGGTGGTTGCTCGTGATCTGAAATTGATTCTGTGGGCCGAATTTCGGACTTATCCACAGATTTTTGCTTGCTAGTAGTAGGTTTTATATCTTGTTCTAACTCTAACTCTAGGGCGTCACTTGTCACACCCTGTGACGTCACACCTTCGTCACTGTGACCGTCACACTCGCTGAGAGCCTGTAGTTTCGCGGCTTTCTGTCTCGCTCGATATTGGCGAGTGCGTTCGGCCGACGTCATGTGAGGCTGGGAAAGCGTCACATGTGACGCTGAATGTGACGCGTCACAAGCGTCACCGTTTTTATTATCCACAGCCTTTGCACAGGTTTTCCACAGGGCGTCAATTAATCGTAGTTCGACCAATCTCGCCCGCACCTCGAGCGCTGTTTCAACCGTCAGCCCGAGCGCCTTGGCCACCACCGCATCACGTATCTTGTCACTCGCGTAGTTGTCATCCAGAACGCCTTCCATCTCCATCATCATCAGCCACAACAGATGGCGCTGATCATCGAATGAGAGCAGCTGTACGACAGGATCGGTGCGTGTGTTGAGCGACAGCTTCATCCACTGCATGCGAGCGGGTTTGGTCACCGTAGGAGATTGAACAGCCACTAGAGCACCTCCACGCTGACGCGCAGCTTCAGATCGATGGTGTGCTCATTGTCAGGCGTCGATCCCAGATCGAGCGTGTTCTCTATCCGAGACAACGTGTCTGGCTCTGCATTGTCGACCATGGCACTTACACCCGATAGGGACGCCGGGGTGACTATCTCACCGCCCTCGTTGACTCGATAGCGACAGCGACCTGCTCGCCATTCCCAGCCAGGCGACGTTATCCGAAGCATCTGATTTCCTTTTTTATGGCACCGATCGATCACGCCTGCGTTTGCTAATGCAGTGACATGTCTGAACATGGTGTCTCGCTTATCTGTAACCGCTGGCAGCTGCTCAGCTAGCCAATGGTTGCTGCAAAGCTTGAAGTTCCAGAGATTTGGAAGAGATGCGTCAAACACGCAGGCGAAAACAACGGCTTCACTTAGATTTAACTCATGCCTTTGGATGAAAGGCATGTCTAGCGAGATGCGTTCGATCATTGGCTTGGTATCCTATGTGTGCTCTGCTCTTGTCAACGCAGCGCCATCAGGCTTTTCATCGGTAGTGGTGTTCATCGTTTTATTTCGTCAGTTGAAGGTGCCGGCCTATTCGGCTAGAGCGAGCGGCCGGCAGACCCGCACTCCTCGTATGGACCCACTCGGGTCATCGCTTTGGTTGTTCTGTATTTCAGTCCAGACCCACCACACGGCTGTACTTGATCTCCATGTCACGCAGCTGCTCTTCCAGGTATGCAATGCGCTTCTGATCTGCCAACTCTTGCTCACGCGGTTTGAGCACCATCTTCAACCGCATCGCATAGAACTGGACCAGTGCAACGCTGCTCGTAGCCCGAACGAATGCCAGTAATTTGCCCGCTGGCATACCGACCTGCCCTTGCCGCAATTTGCTGAATACCGCTCTCGTGATTCTCATGTCGTCCGCCAGTTGCATGTGGGTTAGGCCTCGTCTGTTTGCGAGGGCTTGATCTACGCTGTAATTGATTGCATCAAGTTCCGACTCAAAAGCTGCCACCTGATCCAGTGGCGCCATTGCCGGTACGTCCGGATCCTCAAACATCGCGAAAAAACGCTGCGCACTCGGGCCTGTAACTTCCTGTTTCATGGGTGTTTCTCCTGTAGTTCGTGATGTTTCACGTGCTTTTCTGTCTTCTGGTGTCAAATAAAAGCCCACATAGCAACCGGCTAAAAACAAGTAAATGTGTGCTAGCAAATTAGGCAGAGATCTTTTTCGATACCGGAAAAATGAGTGTTCGACCAATGCGCTTCTCCAACGCGTCGCGAAACCACTTGCTCGGCTGCCGATGCCCATTAGCGAGTTGACTGAGATAGCCGACAGACGTGCTCATAGAGTCAGCCAAATCAGATTTCTCAGATTTACCGAGTGATTTCCAGATTTGTTTGAAAGGCATTATTTCATTCATGCTCAATATATAGCATAGCTATATGTGCACTTCAATAGCATTGCTACAGAACATATTCGATATTGGAACTACTTTCCTAATATGTTGAAACCGCTGTCCTCATCCAGAAAAGACAAAATGACTCCAGACGACAGGGAGTCGGCTCAGCAATTGAAAAAATTTTGGAAATCTAACAAACGGAAAGATGATACATACGACACTTTCGGCGCGAGGGAGCTGGCCACCACAGGCCCAAACGTAAGTCACTACATAAACGGCAATCAACCTTTGAACCCTAAAGTCGCGACCATTTTTGCCAACTACCTGGGCATTGCGGTCGAGTTGTTTGCGACAAGGCAGTTACTAGACGACATCAAATTAATACGCGGATCCTCAGACGATAATTTTATTGATGTGCCACTAATCTCGAGAACAAAAAGTTCCGCTGAAGAACCGTTTGTTCTGGGCGCTCATGCTAGGCACGTTGCGATCAAAATCAGCAAAGAATTCATGAAAGAACTCGATATTGATAGCGATTTGAGCTTGCCAGGCGCACTGATAACCAGTGATGGCTCGTTCGTTATAGTTGATCGGAGTGACAAGCTATTAACCGATGGATATTTGTACGCCATTGACAAGGGACCTTCGGGGATCGAGGTGAAGCGTTCACACCGGCAAAGTAGAAACACGGTGATATTGACTACGGCCGAAGAGTTTGGAGGAGCTCCATCAAGTCCTGAGATGATAAAAATTGGCGATCTTGGTGATATCCAAGTGATCGGCAAAGCTGCTCTACAAATCGCAAACAGATCTTAGCCCTATATTTAAGAATGAATGGATTCTCATGGATGCAAAACAAATAAGAAGCAAGCGAATTATCGATCGCGATATAAACACACTAATAGGTCTTTCGATGGGTATCGTATCAGACGGAGAAGTCGTAAAGGAAGAAGCTGAGTACCTGCTGGGCTGGCTTATTCAGAGCGAATGTCGCGTACAAATACCGTTGGTGTCTGATCTCCGAATCTTTGTTCAAACGGCGCTTGAGTCCGGTAGCTTTAGTAAATCTGATTCATTAGAGCTATATGAAGTGCTACTGAAACTGACAGGTGAAGGATCAGATCACGGGGAGCTGGCCAAGCCCTCAACAATACCCCTTTGTGATCCAGCACCAGATCTAGTTTTCATGGGTAAAATTTACGTGTTCACCGGAAAGTTTAACTACGGCACAAGAGAACAGTGTCATTTATCTACCGCTTCATTAGGCGCAATATGCTCCACCAGAGTGACTAGAAAACTTGACTACCTAGTCATCGGATCATACGTTACAGACAGCTGGATGCATGAAAGTTTTGGAAACAAGATCATTAAAGCGATGAACTACCGAAACGACGGGCAAGATATAGCTATCGTCTCTGAGAATACTTGGCTACGAGCACGAGACGCGGGGTCACTAGCAACCGAGAATAGTCATGCCTGAAAAGATCGGAATAGCGCTCCATGTTGGGATATTTTGAAATTCTCCGGACTTCCCTTCTTCGTTTTTTTGTAGAAAGATTTTCTGGCAATTTCTAGCAATTCTTCCGCCGACGCTTTCGCAGTAATTACAGCAGCCATTTGAACTGTTGGCCTGAATTTTTCACTATTCTCAATGCCAACCTCGGACAAGGAGAAGAGCATTGGTTCAGGGCAATTAGTCATTTTAGTCATAGCGATAACATTCGTGAATTTCGTTGAGTAGGTGGACAACCCAATATCAACTCCGAACAACAGCGCGCTGCCCTTTCCGCCCATTTCCAACTGTGCCCACTGCTCGGATTCGCTTACCTGCTTCCTAACGTTAGCCGCTGTGAGTTTTGGAGCGATGGGCTTTCTAGCTTGAGTCAATATCGATTCTGACCCCATCCACATTGCCGTATAAAGCCTCCCATTCGTTGTGCTGACTATATCTAGCTCCTGATACCTGTTGGAGTACTTGACTAACGAAATCGAATCATTCCAATTACCTAGAAACGAGTCTCCAGATTTCTTGTGAGTTTCTTGAGGCGTCTGAGTTACGGACCTCACCTGGTAACAGTGGTGTTTAGAATTCGCAGCTTTTGGTCCGTACCCAGTATGACCACTTGTGTAGATCACATCCCCCACTTCAAATCGACAAATTGCCAGAGGTTTCTGGAAGGCGATAGGTACCGGCCAAGCAAAATTCGGTATCAGCTTCATCACAACTAAAGTCTTTGGATTTGGCGAATCTTGGCCTAACTCCTGCTCTGCTTGGAATTGCAACAATTTTATGTAGCATTGCTATTGATTAATATATATAGCAATGCTACATTTTAGTTTGAAAAACTTGGAGCAAACAATGGCCTCACCATCAACGCAAATCCCTCAGCCCACCCACGGCGAGACTCCAGCCCAAGGTCAGTTCGATTTCTCGGCTCCATTGCCAGCCTCTGCAGTCGCGACAAGCGTTGTAAAAGTAACGGTCCAGCCAATCAAACCCCTGCCACCGGCAACTATCCAATCGGTCCCTGCGGTCAAGCCGTACGCAAACAACGCCTACCCGTCCAAAGAGCAGCTGCAGCAGATCAGCGAGCAGCCATTCACCTACGACCTGCATGATGCTGATTTTCGTGTGTACTGGACGAAACGCACCGGTTACACCTGGTCAGGTGGAAACGAGCGGAACGATGATGGCTCACCGAAGAACGTGGACATCACACAGCGTCTACTTGATGTCGATGAGAATCCTCGACTCGGTACCGTGCATCATCGGCGCTGGTATCAGCACATCTGGAACGTCTGGATAGCCCAGTCAGCGGCGACGCAGGTGGCCGCATGAAAAACACCATCCCAGAGTCAGACACCACCGCGCTCGAGCAAAGAGCCCAGCGTGATCGTGAGTACCGTGAAGCGATCGCGAACGGTACCGACCCCTACTTCAGCAAGTGGTTTGGCTATGCCCTGATCGCATTGTCTGCAGCCATTCTCATCATCTCAGCTATCGAGATATACACATGGACTCCCTACTCATGAGCACAGCAATCATTATTGATGCAGAGCGGTTCCCTGCGTCCAACGCGGTTAACGATAGCTTTTACAAGCCAACCGTTGATCAGCGAATCACCTTCCTCGATGGATTCATTTCCCAGCATCGACACGGTACCGATACACAGATATCTGTCAGCGCTGATGTGCTGCTCAATAATCTGGCTGCCGGTGAGCTGATCAGTGAGTCGATCATGCGTGCGGAAGCGGCGTTTCACTGCATATCTGCCAGCGAGCAGTTCCCACCTATGACTCGCCACTTCGATGCCGTTGTCGATCTCGACACAGCTCGGAGGGCTGCGTGATGCTCTATCAAATTAAAAACTGGATCACGGGCAAAATCATTTTCGAAAAAGACTTCGATAGCTTCAAGCTTGCCGTTGAGGCTGCGGTAAGCGCAGAGGTCAGCCTGAGGTGTGCTGACCTGAGGCGTGCTGACCTGAGGAGTGCTGACCTGAGGCGTGCTGACCTGAGGAGTGCTGACCTGAGGCGTGCTGACCTGAGTGGTGCTGTCCTGAGTGGTGCTGTCCTGAGTGGTGCTGACCTGAGTGGTGCTGACCTGAGTGGTGCTGTCCTGAGTGGTGCTGTCCTGAGTGGTGCTGTCCTGAGTGGTGCTGTCCTGAGGAGTGCTGTCCTGAGGAGTGCTGTCCTGAGGAGTGCTGACCTGAGCGGTGCTGACCAACTCAAAGGCGTGCCGGTGATCGAAAACATTCACCAACGCGTCTATGAGGCAGCATCCGCAGAAGGCGCGCTAAACATGGGCAATTGGCATTCATGCGAAACAACGCACTGCAGAGCTGGCTGGGTAACTCACCTTGCAGGGCCTGCAGGGGCGGCAATGGAATGGGCGCTTAGTACAGCGAGTGCTGCCGCGATGATTTATCTCGCCAGTGACCGTGATCTGGAAAAGATTCCAGATTTCTACACCAGCAACGAAAAAGCCCTTGAGGACATGAAGCGCCTGGCCGAACTTGAAGCCACACGTGCAACGGAGGGCGGCTCTGATGCTAATCCTGAGTAGGCGCACCGATGAGTCCATTGTCATCAGCAAAAAGGGCGCACCGGCCAGTGAGAACGTCACGGTGACCATCCTGAGCGTTAAAGGCAAGCAGATCCGGATCGGTTTTGTCGCGCCTGACGATGTGGCGGTGCACAGGGAGGAGATATACGACAGGATCCAGCAGGGGCAAGCTGAGGACAAGTCCAAAGCCGCTGCAGTGCTCGACTGATGGCCACGTCACGCAACAAAGGCAAGCACTACCAGCCAGTGCTCTGCCGTATCAAGCTGTTCCCAGCGTCAGGCAAGAGTGTGGTTGTGATACCGCATGAGTGCACCACGCTGGTCGGGCATGTACTGCCGTTCAAGGGACAGGTGGTGCTGCTCCAGTGGGTACAGGGCAACGGAGAGCTTAAGCAGCCGACAGACCCGTCATTGATGACACCAGAGCAACACGCTGACTGTCTGGCAGCGCCCTGGGTTATTGCATGGGTTCAGAACTGGCTGATAGAAAACTTTGAAGCCGAAGGCAGAGCGGTGGAGCTGATGACGCCGGCGGCGCCGATCAAGGAGGTGTCGTCATGAAAACGCTCGGAGAAATCATCACTATTTGTCGCGATGGTGGAACACCCACTGTGGATGAGATGCGCTATGCCATCTGCGCGATGGATGGGCTGTCTTCCTTGGATCAGTCTGACATCACATTGAACGCGTCCAAAGAGTTGGAAAACAAGCGATGCCCCACATGGAGCCGCGTACACGAATTGGTTTTTGATCGATGGAAACGTGCGCTAGCCAGAACACCAAAGCAATGGATTGGCGACTCCGATCCTGATTGCCCGAAGTATCAGGAGCAGCGCCAGCGGTCGAAGAAGTTCGTCGAGGCTGCACTACGAGGCGCTGACTGATGGCATACGCTGAAAACACATCTGTCAATAGCGAGCAGTCACGAGCCGAGATCGAGCGGATCCTTGTGCGGTACGGCGCTGATGAGTTCGCCTACATGAACACTGCTAACCAGGCGGCAGTTATGTTCAAGGCGTTCGATAGACGCGTGCAGTTCGTACTGCCTATGCCCGATCGCAACGATCGTCAGTTCACCCACACCGAGGTTCGTAACACACCCCGATCAGAGAAGGCCAAGCGTGAAGCCTACGAGAAGGCAATACGCCAGAAGTGGCGCGCATTGGCTCTGTGCGTCAAGGCAAAGCTCGAAGCGGTGGACGCTGGCATCACAACGTTCGAGGATGAGTTCATGGCGCATATCATCCTGCCCAATGGAAAGGCGGCCAGCGAGTTTGTACGGCCAGCTATAGCTAAAGCCTATGAATCTGGAACCATGCCACCCATGCTCGGATTCGGGCAATGATCAGCCGCGGCGGATATAGGCAGCACGTTGGTATTGGCTACAAGCAAGCCAAGGCGATCGTAGCGAACCACTACCAGGTTGACACAAATAATGCGCGCAAGCTTTGCCTGTTGTTCCCCCACGATGATGTCGACAAAGGACAGGCCGTGGTGCAGGAGGCTCTACGGATCATTGCGCTGCATGATTCGCTGGACTGTGAACTCAATCGGTGCCGCCTGTGTGGCAAGGCAGGAAGATCGCAGCATGTAAGACCTCGCGATGATCTAACACTGATCATTCCAGTGCGGCAGAAGCAATTCAGCGATTGGATTCCTTGGCACATCTGTGCACCCACGCTATGCCGTAGGTGCTGGCACAAATCGATACCAACTATTTACGCCTATCAACAGCTAATCACCCTCACGCGACTTTGCGGAAAACTCAAGAGAGCCAGGTATGTCCACTAACAAAACAACTGCAGATCTGCGTGAGAGATTGTTTGACAGCATCGATGCTGTGAAGGCAGGAACCCTGGATCCGAAGAACGCTGCTCAGATTGCCAACTTGGCCAAGGTGATGATCGACAGCGCGCGGCTCGAGCTTGACCACTCCAAGACACTGTCACAGCTGGACAAGGACAACCAGAACGTTGCGACTGGACCGATGTTGCTGGGAAAAGTTGAGATGGAGCAAGGATCGTGAGTGGACTAGATCAGATCAGCTCATCGATAAGTAGTCCACCCACAACCATAAACACTGGCATAGCAGTTTAATCGCCCTCAAGAGACTGGAAGACAATGGCAGCTAAGAAAAACAAACCCAACAATTTCGTCGTCGATGGTCGGCTGATGCGTGCAGCTCAGGCGTGTACAGCGAGCAAAGACCCTCGAGAGATGATCCAGTACGTCTGTATCTGCAAAGACGGCTTTGTCAGCGCCACTAACGGTGCTGTTGCATTCCGAGCGGCCATGAAGGACCTTGAGATGTTCAGCGGTGTTGATCGACAACACATCATCGACTTCCACGCGAAGATTCCAATGTGGGCAGAGCAGATCGAATTTGAATGGACGGATGATCGAACTGGAATTGCCCGGGTGACCTCTATGGATGAAAAGAAAAAGGATCGCCTGGTGGGATTCAAATCCATTGAGGAAACAGAAGAGAACCGTTTCCCAAACATCGCTCGGGTGATTGATTCAACACCACCGAAAAACACTAAGCGAATAGGCATCAGTGCTGGTGATATGACGTTTGCTGGAAAGGTGTTCGGTTCGGCTGCGAATCTCATGATGGAGCTGCACGGATCCAACGGCAACATGATGTTCACACCGCTCGGTCGCTGGGAGATGTACGACGCCAAGCTGGTCATATCGTCGCAATCGATGTTGGACATCGAGGACGATGATCCTGTCTCAATTTTCAATGAGGATAACGGCTGATGGCTGACCTGCAAAAGTTGCTGGATGAGCTTCCGAAAGATCGGCGAGCAATGCGCATCATCCTAGAAGAGTTGCTCAAATCGAAGCCAGACATGGCGCTTATGCTCTGTCAGAACTACCTGAGAATGGTGTACTCGACAACCATCCCAGAGATACAACGCAAAGAAGTCGCCCAGGCGTTCTTTGCTGGCATGTCCACCGGGTTCAATTTCGCCGTTGAAATTGCAGATTACCTGCCAGAGGACGCAACAATAGATGCGATGTTAAAGGTAGCGGAGTCAATCGAGAAACACGTGAAACCAGCGGGGAGGCACTGATGAGCTTATGTTTAACAGTTGACGAACTAAAGGAGCTAACCGGCAAAATGCGCCCCACCGCTCAGCGCAAGGCACTTAACATCATGGGCATAGACAGCAGGACACGCCCTGACGGCAAGCTGATAGTGCTCAGATCAGCTGTTGAGCCAACGCCTTCGCGCAACAGCGCAAGACCGAATCTCAAGGCTCTTAATCATGTCGCCTAGAAAGCGCAAGCCAGAGAATCGAGGCTTTCCTACCGGATGGCGGTGGCGCGGAAATAGGCTCTACTACATGGTGCCAAAAGGTCAGGAATCGGCGTGGGATGGCAAGCGAGAGTTTCCACTTGGTGGCTCTATTGCCGGCGCTTACAAGGTGTGGGCAGAACGTGTGGGTCAGGACTCGCGTGGCACTCTCTCAACAATGGATGAGCTGTGCGACCAGTACGCAAGGGAACACATCCCGTCTCTTGCGCCAGCCACTCAGGATTCGTACAAAATATCGATCGTGAGGATTCGGGCTGTGTTCTCCGGCGTTTCAGTTGCTGCGGTCAGCCAACAAGATGCCAGAGCGCTCTATAACAAGCTGTGTTCAGACAAGGGTGTGTCCTCAGCACGCATGACAGCGGGGACACTGAAGCATCTGATGACGATGGCGGCCGAATGGGGATGCATTCCAAGCAATCCGTTGTTGGGTATGAGGTTCCCGGGTGCTAAAGCTGCAAAGCGTTTCCTAACCCGTGCCGAAATATCATCAATACTGTCTATCACACCAGCGAACAGAACACAGCGAGTGGGGCTGGCCTTCGTGAAGCTTGCGTTACTGACGGGGCTTAGGCGCGGAGACCTACTGTCGCTCAGAGTGTCTGACTGCACAGATGATGGCATTATCGTCACCCCGAACAAAACTGCCGGCAGCTCAGGCATACACGGCGTGTTCGAATGGACTCCGGAATTACGTGAGGCGGTCAACTACGCGCTAGCCATCAAACCAACCAGGATTGGTGATGCGCCATTGATCGTGACCAACCAAGGCAAGTCGTATCTGAATGCAGATATGAAAGCCAATGGCTTCGACAGTGTGTCACGGCGATTTATCGACGCAACAGTTGAGCAGGAGCTCGTCACGCAGAAATGGACGATGAAGGATCTAAGGGCGGCGGTGGCGTCTCACGCAGGTAGTACGGCAGAAGCACAACAACAACTTATGCACAGCTCGCCAGCGGTCACTGAGAAGCACTACAGACGCGCACCGATCCGGTTGCAGCCAGCCTCACTTGCACGGTTTACAACGAAATGA